TATCTAAAGAAGCTTCTTTATGGTTGTTATATATAGTTACACCATTACCTTTTAGCATATGATCTTTAGTGTAAACATTATATTTTATATCTTTATTCTTCTTGTCTTCTTTCTCAACCCATCTACATTTATACATATATGGACCTTTAGATACATAATATCTATTTAGTCTTTGTTGTTTAATATCATTCCATTCAACAGTATAACTTCTGTCTACTTTTTGACTAGCACAAAAATCAAATATTGAATATTCTTTATGAATTGCATCTTCAGGTGAAATACCTTTTATGAAATATTGTTCTAAAAGTTTAGGAATAATCAAGAAATCAGAACTATTACCTAATTCAGGTTGAGTTACAAACATTCCTTTCTTCTTTAACTGACCATTTTCTAGAGTAGCAATATAGTCATTAACTGAACTATATACAATACTTTTATACTTTTCTCTCTCAAACTGAACATTAAACTTATCCTCAACTTCTTTCACCAACCTAAGATATATATCAATAGAATCATTTGGAACAATTACTTCTAAACCATCAGTGTTTAAACTAAGTACATCAAATCCACTTAAGATACATTTTTCCATTAGTGTTAAGAGAATCAACTGTCCTCCACATCTAACTTTCATTATACCTTCAGGATTGAATAACCAACTAAACTCAAGATCTAGTAATCCACTGACCAGTGTTGTTATCGTAGAAGTTTTTTATCATCTACTTCTGCATCTTCTTTTGTTATAATGCAGCTCAGCATATATCATCATCCTATTAGGATGTTGGGCGCTCGTGGATGGATTATTGTTAAGCTCACCATCTATGCGTTGCACTTTTCATTCTCTCTTAACTTAAGAATGACTTAGCTCAGTATTGACCACTCCTGGTTATTCACTGAATTCACCCAATTTTTCATTATTAGATTTCTCTAATACGCGGCCATCTTTGTAGAAATAACATTGTTTAAAAGATTTAAACTTGTGCCAAATATCGGATGGTAATAACGGATTTGGTTTAGCATCATCTATAAATCTAAATATTAAACCTTTATGAGGAGGTTGTTTTTTTAATAATACTTTTGTTATATTGGTATATACTAATTTAGTATTAATGTTTTTGTTCTTAAAAATTAAGATCGCATTTGAATCTTGTTCAAAATAATCTATAATGTCAGGAACCGACCCAAAAGTTTTAAAAAAACTTCCATCATATAGATATACATTTATATCTTTAGCTTTTTTACGCTTTTCCAAACCTACATTTTTAGCCCGATCTAAAAATTTACTACTTAATGTTTTCTTAACATTTTTCAAGAAACTATAATCAATATCTTCTTTTGTCAAACCTTTATTCCAAGCAACCTGTTCAAGTCTTGAGGTTACCCACCTTTTATATTTTCTGGGTATATCTTCTATTCCAAGAGTATCGTTTTTACATAAATTTAAAAACTCACTAGCTTTATCACAAAACTTTTTATGAGAAGCTTTTTGTTTATTTCTAGTTTCTTGTGTTGAAGTACTATAGCAAGGAGGTTTTATCGCAAAAGGATTTATGTTATATAAATCATCAAAATAATTGTCAAGATACCATTGTTCTCTTTGAAGAATGTTTTCGGTCAACTCTTCTAGAATAATAAATTTAAAATTTTTAGCACCATGTTTGTTAAAAGAATTTTGTAAATACTTATTTTCATGTTGATTGGCGATCAAATGATTCAGATGTTGATCAAATCGCTTCTTGAAAGAAGCTTTTGGTACACTTCCTACATACCATTTTCCTGTTTTAACATTAAGTATTTTGTAAACGCCTTTTTTGTTTAAATCGTATTGCATAATTGTGTTTTTTAATTAAGCACAAATATACAAACAAATATTAAATCTGACTATACTTTTAACCGTTTAGAATTAACTTGTAGAATAAATCCTGTTGAAAGAAATTAGTCCATTCAGGAGAACCTTTAGTGGTACTTTTCATACCAGGTTTAGTCTCCGTAATCCGTTTAGTTTTAAACGACTTATAGATATTTAAAACTTCTGGGAATCTGAATGCATTCCAGTTCTCTATGTTAGTCGGGTACATTGCATTGTTAACTTAATATCTCTATTAAGATCGGACTATATCATCAATTTTAATTTTTTTCCAGATAAAGTTATACATTGTTGGTTTTTCTCCACTACAAACCGCATATATATTATGTCGTTTATAAGTAGGATTATTTTCTAATAACTCGTATACAGTTTCCCATATTTTTATTAATTTCATATTTCTGTCGTATTGATAAATATGATATTTTGTTCGAGTTTTAGATTGTTTTCTTATCGAATCTTTTAATTTTTCAGGATGTTTTGCAAAATCATCTCTAACTTTTTTAAAATTAGCTTTAATCACATCTATATCAGCTTTTCCATGCTCTCCCAGTAAATACATTTTCTTTTTCAAATTAGACATACTTTTCTTTTTTTCTTCTGACCAACGTCTTCCAAAATTAGGATTTTTTTCACCTAACTTGTTAACACGTTGAAGTTTTTTAGAATCTTCTGTAATAATTTTTGTAGGAGAATAATGTAGCATCATGTTGTAACCCTTTTTTGGATTTAACGTATCTAAAAACGTAATCCAAAAAACCTCTCTATCTGCTAAAACTTCTGGAATGTTAACTTTAAATTGTTCAAGAATTGAAACATTAAAATTTTTAATACCATGTTTTTTCCAAGATGCGTAAAGATGTGGATTTGTTCCACCTGAAATAATCTCTTTACCTAAAAGGTATCTATGCTGAGCAAGACGAGATTGTAAATTAATTGACTTTCCAATGTATTTTTTACCGGTAATTTTGTTTTCAATGCAATAAATACAGATTACATTTTTATAAGATTTCTTAATTTGCATAAAATTACTCTTTGTTATGAGTATATGCAAAAATACGACATTATAGCAATGTATCCATAAATATTTCCTAAAAACACGAAGAAATGTGCCCGTGTATTCTAATGAAACAAAATGATTAAAATGCTCCCTGTTTAGTCTCTGAACCTTCATCTTCCCCTGAAGAAGCTTGGCTGCGGATTGTCTAATTCTATTCTTTTTTACTATCTCTGAATAGTTAGTTCAGCCCTTAATTGTATTACTACACTAAGTTAGTAGAATAGACTCTAAAGATATTCCCGTCAATTTAAGGAGTTTTAATTGTGCCTATGTATCAACACAATATCATCTGTGAACACGGTATGAGTATCGGTACTTTCGTATATCTCATTATTATTCACAGAATGAATCCCACCGACCCCGCACGTAACTTGTAAAGGATGATTCTGAGTTCCTGTTAAGAATGTCTTGTTAAACTCATTCTTGGATCCACACCATTCCTTGTACAGTTGTTTCAGCTCTGGTAATTGGAACTCTATATTTAGATCTTTTAATAACGGTCCAAAATGTATCTCAGGACGTTCAAATCTTAGATCTCTGACACTCTTTTCATCTTGTGAGGTAATCTTACAGTAGTCTTTTAAAAGTACCTCTGAAGCTATTTTAGGACCATCCATAGACCATGCATTAATACCATAGTCTTTAACAACTTGCCCTCTAAGGAGTATTGTTCCTAAGTTACCTAGTGGAACTTTACTCTTACCTTCAAAAGCTTCTGTCAAAAGCCTAAGAATACCTAAATCGTGCTGAAGATTATAGTTCTTTAATTCAGCTCTTTGAGCCTTATCTAAAATTGTACTAGGATCAAATGGTAATTCTTGAATAGTATGATAACCTAACTGAATACCAAGACCTTTAAGACTTATCTTTTTAGATAATCTCAAACCTTTACTCCAATATAGAAACAAATCTATGTTTGTAAATTTCCATTTAAAATATTTCTCTTTAAAATTATCTTCGCTGTTAATAATTTTATCTGAATAACTTTTTAATCTCCCACATACTGTTTTCCAATCTTCTTTAGGCCACCATCTATTAGATTGACCATAAGCAAGAACCATATTGTCATAATGAATACCATTAAAACTTATCCAGAAACCATTATAAGAATCTAGATATTTGTACAGTTCTTGCCTCTGATCAATATCTTCAGCTAATTCAAAACTAGTTTTAATCTCAGTTTTATAATCTTCTATTCCTAGTAGAAAATACTGAGGAAAAACTTCACAATCTATAAGCAACTGTTTCATAATCATTTATTACTCCCGATGTAAAATTTATAAGTTTGTTTATTATAAATACAATAAACACCTGAATTCAATTGCTTATTCATTACAATTTACTTATAAGCTGTGAAATACTAGTGCAATATATAAAAGGCTCGTTTATGTCCTCAATCATCTTATTTAGCCACTTTTCCTCTTGCGACCCACTTGTACAGTATATAATAACATTTCCTACGTGTTTATCTTGCCTGATACGTCCGCACATTTGAACAAAGTCCTTACTTTTAGAGTAATATGCAAATAATACAACATTGTCTAATAAGGGAATATTCTCACCTTGCTTAAGAATCTTATTAGAACCTGTCAACATAGTTTTACCAGATTTAAAATCCGCCAGGTCTTGAACATAATTAACATTCTCGGATACAATACTTGTAGGACATATATCTAATAGTGATTTACTATCTTGACCAAAGACTAAAGTCTTTCCAGGTAACTGTTTAACTAATGTTTTACAAGATTTAATCTTACTTCCTAAACAATACAAGAATCTAGCTCTAACTGTAGCCACCTGAATGACACGTTGTTTCTTAGCTGCTTCCGAATCATACTTCTGAAACATAGCATCTCTGACATATTTGTCCAAGTGTGCGTAATTCGCTTTTTCAGTAGTATAGAAATTACTTCCTTTCGCAGTAACATGGATATTCGCATTAGTACTATCCAATTCATGCTTAAGTACAAAGAACTTAATATCCCTAGTAGTTTTATTATCCATAGACTCTTGTAGAGAGTATGTATATACTACAGGACAGAACGTCTTTAACAAGTCAAACTTAGTTACCTCTTGACCTTGAATCAGGTACTGAGTCTTACGATCAATTGTAGCTGATAAACCTACCTTAGGATATAGACTAAACGTTCCATTATAATGAGAATCAGAATTCTTGATAAATTCAATTCTTTTATCAGAAAGAATGTCATGAATTTCATCCATTACTATGATAGTATTATCTACTACAGCATTAGGAAAATAATCCCACAATGTATACTTATAAGCTCCCTGATAGGTAGCGAATTTAAACTTATAACCTTTAAGTGGATCAACTCCATAGAATTTCTTATACTGTTTAGCATCTTCCAATACAGTAGCTTCTCGTACTACAGTTTCAGCTAAGAATAAAATATTACTACCCTTAGGCATACTTAAGATACACTTAAAAGCTACAAAGGTCTTTCCAGTACCTGTAGCTTGTTCTACAGTACCAACTTTTCCATTGGCTATCCATGCTTCAAATGCTTCTTGTTGTACTTTTGCTTTCTGTTCGTTTATCATTGTTTTTTATCTGAATAAAAGATTCGTTTGATTATATATCCAATTGTATATACAATCAGTAATATTAAAACTATACTAAGCATACCCCGCCTCTTTGATGTGAAAAAATAATGCTGATTTAATAGGTGTTGAGCCCAAATAACAAACACATGTTAATTCATTCTGGGCAGCTAAAAACTCCATTTCTTTTGGAGTGTATCCTCTAAACCATAGTAGATTACTGAAAGTTTCAGTTCTAGCTCTTGGTTGTTTGATTCGTTTTAAAGCCATCTTTAGGATATTTAATAGTATATGTAATATGATCTCCTTCTTCATCCAAAACGACTAATTTAATTTCAATAGGTTCTGGAGAATCAATTTCTTCTTGTGTAAGTACTACAAAAACTTGTTTATTTATCATTGTTGTATATTTTAGGTATAAAGCCTATCACAATTCCAGAAGTTTGTTCAGTTCCTCTGTATTGTTCCAAGGTAGGTTCATAATTTACATCATTTAAGTCCAAGTCTATAATATGAACTTGAACTCCACCCTGTACAAATGCATTAACTGGAATAAGAACTGGAGTTTCGACTCCTAATTCTAAATTATCAGCTAATGTTTGCAGTTTTTCAATTACTTGTTTAATAGTAGTCATATCTTGTAAGATTGTAATCTTTAATAATTTTCTTTAGTTTCTTACTATAGTTTTTATCTCTACTATATCCTCTCTTTTGCAATGTATCGCACCACTTAATATAATCTTTACCACATACTACTGTCATATCTTCGTACTTACCAGTAGTTAGGTATATAGAGTGATGTCTAAAAGAAGCAGCTTCATCAGGATATTTTACTAAACGAATCTTATCTCCAGCATCTACATAGTTTACACA